ATGACCTGGCGCGGCGTGAGCTTCTTCCCGCCGTAGCGCAGGACGACCGTCGGCGGCTTGGCGGGGGCCGCTGTCAGGGGCACGACGCGCTCGAACCTGCCGCCCACGACGCTCCCGCCGCGTGCCGTGGCCAGCTTCTCGGCGTACGCCTTCAGGACGCTCTTGCGCTCCCAGCGGCCTGTCTTGCACACGGGATCGTCGATCCACCAGACCTCGACCGCGTCGACGACCTTCTGGTTGGGATGGACGCCGATCGTGTGGTCGCCGTCGAACACGCCGCTACAGGTCGAGTTCGCGAACCGATCCGAATCACCCGCCAGGCTGACGTAGCGCCCGCTGTCGTGGGCGGCCTCGACCATGTCCCAGCCGTTCACCGGGGTGTACTCCACGCCCAGCTTCCTCATGGCCCGATCGGCGTCCACGACCGACCAGCCGGGGCCCGGGTTCTGCTCCTCGTCCTTGGGGATGAGCGCGTGGACCTGGCCCGCCGTCGGCTTGCGTGCTCCGCCCGACTGGGCGGCCACGCCATTCGCGAGGCTGGCCGGCACGCACGCCTCGTTCTGGAGCTTGTGGCCGTCGAATTGTTGGATGTGCGGCTGGGTGTACCTGGCCATCATTCCCTCCTGCGGATGCGCCAGCCGATGGCGAACAGGACCGCGGCGATGGCCGCCAGCACCGCGCCGCGCTCGTTCAGGCCGACCTGTCCGGGGGTGATAAGCGCCCCGATCAGCACGAGGCAGATCGCGATGAGGGCGTAGAGCGCGGCCGAGGCGGGATCGAGGCTCATGCCGGCAGGAACTCCACGATCTGGATACGCAGGAACTCGGGCGGCGCACCCGACGGCCGGCAGTAGAACGCGCCGGGGACCGCGTTCGATGACGTGGCTTGCAGCTTGATGGTGTGGACCGCCGCCGACAGCCCCGACAGGAAGAACGGCGCCGATCCGGCGAACATGTTGCCGTTCAGGCCGGATGACATGTAGTAGCCGCTGACGTTCTCGGTGATCGGCGTGCCGGCCGAATCGATGATGGCGCGGACGGCCTGTGGACCCGCCACGACGTTGTTGAACGCGAGGCCGCGGATCGAGATCTCGACCAGGCTCGACGCGTTGGCGACCGTGAAGTTCTGGTTCGCGAGCACGTCGGTCCAGGTGCCGTTGCCGAGGGCGACGCCGCTGATGTCCGACGACTGGGTGTAGTTCAGGATGCGGTTCGGGACGACGGAGCCACCGCCCGACGGCGTCTGCCACGCGACATCCGTGCCGTCACTCGTCAGCACCTGGCTGGCCGAGCCGCGGGCGAGGCGCGCGGTCACGTTCGACGCGTTGCGGACGATGATGTCGCCGCGCGTCGTCATCGGATCGGTCAGCCCACCGACGGCACTGTCCGTGCCGCTGCTGTTCGTCAGCTTCAGCAGGTGCGTCGTGGAATCGATGTACAGCCGCTGCTGGCCGGCCGACGGGGCGGTCGGCTCGGTGCCCTCGACGAGCAGGACCGACGGGAAGGGGTTGTCCGAGGCGCGTTCGATGGTCATGGCTATGCTCCGAGCTCGGCGCCGATGCGGATGAGGGCGAGGGACCGGAGGGTCACCGTGATCGACGCGCCGGCCGTGCCGATCTTGCGCGCCGCCAGGGTGATCTGGTCGCCGGCCGACACGACCAGCAGCCCGACGACCGGTATCTGCAGGGCGGTCGCGCCCTCGCCGGCGCCCGTGGCCATGAACGCCAGGGCGCCGTTGACGAGGACGTAGCCGCGGCACTCGGACGCCTCATCGAGGTCGTCGGTGCCGAACACGGCCGACAGGATGTACAGCCCCTCGGCGTCGGTCGGGACCTCCGCCCGGTGGTTGGTCGAGTCGTACCAGCCGCCGGGGTCGTCGATGACGCCCGTGATGGGCAGGGTGACCTGGGTGTTGTCGGCGACGGTCACCCCGGTCGTGTTGCGCAGGTTGGTGCCCTTCGGCGCGAACACCCGGTCATGGATCTCCTGGCCCCACTCGGTGGCGATCTCGGCCCCGTCGACGGGGCGGTCGGGGATGGGCATGTCTAGTCTCCGTACAGGTAGCCGTCGCCGGTCTCGTTGAGCATGAACTCGGGCGGATCCGTGTCGTCGAAGTAGAGCGGGCTGTCGGCCGTCTGGGCGAGCTCCAGGTCGAAGCCCCAGATGGCCGCCGAATCGCGCTTGGCGGTGATCCGGATCTCGCCGCCGACGATGACCCCCGTGACGTCGACGGATGGGTCGGCCGCGTCGTCGTCGACGCCGAAGCGTTCCATGCCTTCGAGCGTGGCGAAGTACTCGACGTCGTCGGCGGTGAGCGGGAAGATCGCACCCGGCAGCCATTGGACCGTCTGCAGCGAGCGGTCGGCGAGGACCGCGTCGGCCCAGGCGCCGGCGTCGGGCGTGGCGTCGCTGCGCTCGTACGTGACGGGCCCGTAGCGGGGCACCGGCGTCAACCTCCGCTCGATGAGCAGGTCGCCGTCTCCGACCGTCTGCTGGGCGCGTACGACGCTGTACAGGCCGGCCGTGGTGACGAGCGTGCCGAGATCGACGAGCTGCGTGTCGTCGACGCCCCGGCCCCGGTCGTAGGGCGCCGCCCAGGGCCGGAAGCGGAGGGTGCCGACCCGGTCGACGTAGGGCATGTGGAGCACCTGCTGCGCGGCGTCGGCGATGTGCCGCCAGACGCTCCGCTCGTTCTCCAGGCGCGGTGCCAAGGCGGGGTCGCCGCCGGGTGGATCGGGCTCGACGGTGACCCGCAGGCCCGCCGCGGCGATGGCGTCGCGAGCGCGGGCGCGGAGGGTGTCGGACAGGACCGAATCCTCGGGGACGGGGGTGCGGGCCAGGATCGACACGGCGTCGGTCACCCGGATGCCGCCGACCGTGTCGGCGTGCTGGAACAGGATCGATTCGGCCACGCCCTGGCGGATGATCGTGCCCCGGTGGCGGATGCGGATGGGCAGCCCCGCCCGCAGGTCGGCGTGATAGGGCCCGTCGGGGTTGCCCGGGTCGAGCAGCCGCTCGGGGTCGTAGGTGTCGACGATCCAGGAGCCTGCCTCGGTCTCGGCGAGGATGCCCGCGCCCGGCTGGTGGCTGCCCCAGCGCACGACCGCGTCGACGCTCTGGGGGGTGACGTCCTGCCAGCCGGCCGCCGACCAGGTGCCGACGCCCCAGTGGGCGATGCCCCAGCGATACGAGCCCGGAGACGCGGCGCGGATCTCGATGAGCGCACCGCCGGGGATGGGCGGCACGTAGGGCGGCGGCTCGGGGATGGGCTCGGTCGTCGCCGCGGCGTAGTGGGCGGCGACGCGCCCCGCCGACAGGGCGCCCGAGTAGAACGCCATCTCGGCGACCGTGATGTCGCCCGACGGGTCGAACAGGGTCATGTTGCCCGAGCCGCTGACCGGGCTCGAGCGGCTGCCCGTGTTGTCGCTGTCGGCTGCCGTCGAGGCCGCGACGCCGTCGATGTACAGCGTGATGCCGGCCGCGACGACCGTGCCCGACCAGGTCGCCACGACGTGGTGCCAGGCGCCGTCGTTGTAGGCCGTCGTCGTGTGGATGCCCTGCCAGAACGAGGTCGCGTTGAAGTAGGCGCCGACGTGGCCTGCCACGCCACTGGCCGAGCCGAACGGGCCGATCCCCAGTTGGAGACACACGCCGACACCGCCGCTGCCGCCGCGGTTCTGCTCGAAGACGATCGCGCCGGTAGTGGTGGTCCTGAACCAGCACTCGATCGTCTCGGCCGACAGGGCGACCGCGGCGTAGCCCAGGGTCAGCTTGTCGGACGCGTCGACCGTGATGGCGTCGTCCACCGGGCCCGCGACGCCGCGGGTGACGCTGCCCGTCTCGGTGACCGTGACGCCGTTGCCCGACGCATCGGCGAACGCGCCCGACGGCTCCGCGAAGCGCAGGTACCAGTCGGGGCTGTCGGCCAGGACCTCGGACTGGTAGGTCATGGCCCGCCGACGCGGTCGCCGACGACCTTGACGCCGTTGCGCGTGTTGCGGTCGTTCGTGTTGTTCGTCGTGTGGTGCTCGGGCGGTCGCGACGAGGGCGCGTTCCTGCCCGCGATCTGGCCCGCCCCGACGAGGCTGTTGACCCCGGGCAGGGCGCCGATGATGGTGCCGAGCAGGTCGCTGACCTTGACCAGGCCGCCGAGGCTCTGGTCGCCGAACCGGCCGATGGCGTCGTCGAGCATCCCGAACCCGGCGATGGCCTTCGGGATGGCGTCGATCTCGTCGAGGATGAAGCCGAGCACGGTGTCGAGGGCAGGCGCCAGCTTCTCGCCGAGCTTCGCCGACAGATCCTCGGTCCTGGCCTGCAGCTCGCGTTGGCTCTGCTCCAGGTCGCCCGTGCCCGTCGTCGCCTCGTCGAGCTTCGGCTTGAGCTGGGCCATGATGTTGTCGAGCTGGGTCGAGGCGTCGACATTGTCGAGAAGGGTCACGCCGAGTTCCTTGGCCGCCTTCGCCGAGCCGCCGGCCGCCTTGGTGATCAGGTCCAGCATCGCGTTCGCGTCGCGGCCCGAATCGTCGGACAGGGTCAGCGCCGTGGCCAGCGCGGCGACACTCTCGGCGGTGCCCGCGATCTTGGCGTCGGTGATGCCGGCCGTCGTGCCGAAGTCGGCGAAGATCGCCTCGAGTTCGAGCATGTCCTGGCTCGACGCGCCGATCTTGGTGAAGGCGCCGGCGGTCTTCTCCAGTTGCCCTGTGAACTCTGGGCCGACCTGCAGGCGCAGCCGGTCCATCGCGTCGCCCAGGCGGTCGGCCTCTTCGGTCGAGGTCTTCAGGAAGTCGAATGCCTGGCCCACCCCCTGGAAGGCGAGGAAGCCCCCGGCGGCGAGCTTGGCCGTCGACTTCAGCAGGCCGCCGGTCGACTTGTCGGCTTCCTTCAGGGCGCCGGTCAGCTTCTTCGCGTCGCCGATGATCGAGACCCGGATGACGCTATCGCCAGTGGCCATCGCGGATCCCTCGGATCAGGTATTCGATGTCGCCCAGTCGGAGCCCCTTCACTCCTTCGAATCCCCATCCGGTGAGGTAGCCGAGCGCGAGAGCGCGGCGTCGCGTAGGCGTAGGCTCGCGAGCTCGTTCCATTTCGGCGGCTGCCCGGAGCTCCGCAATCGATGGACGAACAGAGCCAGGACCCGGCGGTGGGCCGTCCGGCCCAGCAGCTGGGTGATGTCGCTGCCCGACGCTTCCTCGGCGGCCATCATCTCGCCGAGCGTCAGGCTGTCGATATCGAGCCACAGGGGGTTCTCCTCCGTCATGGCGTCTCGCGGCCGACCCGGCGGACCAGGTCGCCGATCTCCTTCTCGTACTTCGCGACGACCTCATCGTGGCGTTCGTCGAGCGCCTCGTAGATGAACGGATTGGGCACGATGTGGCGGCGGTGCCAGCCGAAGTGGATCGGCCCCGCGTAGGGCACGAGCTTGCGGCCGGCGGCGACGTAGCCGCGGCTCTTGCTGGCACCCGCCCTGATGCTCTTCTTCAGCCTGCCCGAGCGGACGGGTGCCCGGGACATGGCGCGGCTGGCGACGAGCCCCGCCGCGTCACGGTTGACGGCGGTCAGGTCCTGCACGTTCCCTTCCATCCGCTTGAGGGCGCGCGACAGCTCCTTGAGCCCTTCGACCTTGATGACGTCGGGCTGCCCGACCGCGGCCATGTCAGGGCGCGATGTCGAGGACGGGCGTCCCGTTGATCGGCAGGGTGACGGTCGAGGTGCTGAACACGTTGGCCTCGCCGCCGTAGCTGATCGGCACGAGCGTCACGGTGCCCGAGATCGGCGGCATGTCGACGTCGCCCGTCGCGGTGCCGCCCGGATGGGCATTGAACGCGAACGGGACCTGGGTGTTCTTGTTGTTGAACAGGTAGTAGGCGAGCCCCGGGCGGGAGCTGTCCCAGTCCTGCACGCAGGTGAGCTCGAGCGACCACGATTCGGGCTCGGCGTCCTGGTGGGTGACGCCGTCGAGGGTGACGACCTTCTGGACGGCACCCGGCTCCGACACGACGCGCGCCGCGGTGATGTCGTCGCTGAAGTCGACAGGGGTCGAGCCCAGGGTGAAGTGGACGATCTTGGGGATCTGGGGTACGGCTGCCATCGGGGCCCTCCTACAGGTGGACTGCGGTCGTGACGGAGATGTCGGCGGTGAGCTGGTCGCCGCCGGCGATCTGGCGGACGCCGTCGGAGCCGACGCCCGCGACGCGCCAGCCGCCGAGCGCCCACAGGACGGCCAGCTTCTCGGCCACGAGGTCGCCGAGCGCCGCCGAGGCGTCGGCGTCGTCGCCCGGATAGCCGACCGCGCAGGTGACCCGGAAGGACCATTCGGTGCCCGAGCCGCCGAGCGGCGTCAGGTCCGAGCCGTTGGAGAACACGTAGCAGGCCGGCGGGTCGACCGGGGCGCCGACCGCCCCGACGGCGGTCACCAGCTCGTCGCGCGCCTCGGCGAGCGTGGTCATGCGATGCCGTAGCCCGCGGTGCCGTGCACCCGGACGATGACCTTGTGGACCGCGCGCAGGCTGTCCGCGCCGAGACGCACGGCATCGCCATCGGGCCCGACCGAGAGGATGCCGTGCGGCGCGGCGCGGCTATTGAACAGGGCGGCCCCGTCGGTCAGCGCGGCGACTTCCAACTCGTCGACGCCGCCGGCCGACGGGGTCTCGCCATCGAGACGCGCGGCGATGCCCGCCTCGATGGCGTCGGCGCAGCTCGCCGCCCAGGCAGTGTCTCCCGCCGTGGGCGAGGTCTTCCCGACGTGGGCCAGGATCGCTGCGCCGGTGACGTACGGCACTACTTCTTGGCCGCCTTCGCGCTGGCCGGCGGCTTCTCGGTCGTCCGCGGCTGGGCCGGCGGCTTCGGCTCGGGGCCCTTGACCTCCTCGTGGAGGACCGGGTCGTCGGCACTCGTCCGGAGCTTCGCCGCCGCCGTCCATGTCGGCGCCGGGTCGAGGCCGCGGGCGACGTCCTCGGCGTGACCGTCCCGGATCTTCAACGTCGTCACGGAACCACGTCGTACATCTCGATGATGCCGGCCGGGATGAACCGGGCGCCGGCGCCCATCGACCAGATGGCGACGTTGCGCCCGAGGTGGGCGACGTCCTCCTCCTGCGCCTGGAAGGGCCCGTCCTCGTACCAGGCCGCGGCTGAGCGGTTGCTGACGATGAGCTTGCCCGCCGTGATCGACGGGACGTGGATGAGCCGCAGGTTACCGACGTTGACCTCGAGCTGCCGGATGTCGGTCGTACCGAGTCCGGTGTTGGCGAGCGACGTGATCGGCGTCAGGAGCTTCGCGAACTGGGTGAAGGCGGTCGTCGAGGCGAGCACGAACTCGGCCGGCGTGCCGGTCGCGGTCTCGACCGCGAGGCTGGCGTCGATGACGAGGTTCTTCAGCTCGGTGGCGTCGACGCCCGAAAGCGCCTCGGCGAAGTCGGAGGTGACGGTGCCCGATTCGAGCTCGGTGACGAACGCGGCGTCAGTCACCACGCCCCAGGCTGTCAGCAGGATCCGGAAGTACGTGTCGAGGTAGGGCCGGCTCGACCGACGGAGCAGTTGGTAGGAGACGTCCGAGCCGCCGGCGTAGGTGGCCAGCGGCTCGGTGCCCTTCTTGATGTTGACCGCCGCCGAGGTGATCTCGGCCTTCTCGGCCGACTGGGCGCCGACCAGACTCGACAGCGTGCCGTCGAAGTACGGCCAGTCGATGCTCATGCCCGATTCGGACGGGACGGCCCGTGGCCCGCCGAACGCGGTGATGGCCGGCCGGCCGCGGCTGACGATGCCGGCCACGTCGCCGACGACGCCCGGTGTGACCATGCCGGCGTTGGCACCCGACGTGGTGACCGTGTCGGCGAAGGTCCGCAGGGCGAGCCTCATCCATTCGCGATGCTCGCGCCTGGGCTGGCTGCCGTCAAACTCGCCCGAGCCCATCGCCCGCTCGGCGAGCTTGCCGAAGGACATGCCGCGGAACTCGACGAACGGATCGACCGGGGCACTCGATGAGAAGGCGTTCCGAGCGGCGTAGCTGCGGATGGCCTCGTCGGTGATCCGCTGCGCGACGACCGCCATCTCGCCCTGGCCGATGGTCACGGTGGGAGGCTCGGGCTTCGGCTCCGGTGGCGCCGGCTCGGGCTCTGTCTCTCGGATGTCGGTCACGTTCGATCCCTCCATGTGCCTCACGGCGAACGATCCGCTGTACGCGGCGCGATAGGTGCCCGCGATGGCACCGATGGACTTCACCTTGCGGTGGATGACCCCGGTCCTGCTGCGGCTGATGTCGCCCGGGGCGAATTCGATGGACGGGCCGATGACGCCCGCCCGGACCTGGGCCGCGAACTCCTGGGCCCGGGGGGTGTCCAGGAGCGGGCCCTCGAAGGTGAGCCCCGCCGGCGTCTCGCGGAGCGGGATGCGGCCCGAGACAGGCACGCCGTTGTGGCGGTCGATGATGACCGTGGACGGGAAGCCCGCGAACGAGCCCTCTGCGAATTCCTCGGTCAGCCCGCCGTATTCGGGCGTGCCGGTGATCCGCTCGCCGTAGGGGACCGCGACGCCCGAGATGATGAGCTGGCCGTTCTCTTCGCGGATGGCGAAATCAGACACTGCGGCCCTCCGATAGCGACGCGACCCGCACGTCGAGCTCTGGGTCGGGGGCGAAGCCCTCGCGCTCTCGAACCTCGGAAACCCGCATCCAGCCGATGCCCGTCCCGCCCGGCCCTGTCCCGGTCGCGATGGCATAGGCGTTGTAGCGGGTGTTCTGGTCCGCGGTCATGAGCTTGGACGGGTCGAGGACGATCCGATCGCCCAGCAGGTAATCGCCCGGCAGATACGAACTCAGCGCCTCGCCGATCACGTCGCAGTAGGGCTGGATCGTGTAGCGGACGAGGTGGATGCCCTCCTGCTCGACGGTGGAGTAGGTGAGCGGCCCTGCCTCGGAACGGACGTTGACGATGCCGGGCGGCATCTTGAAGTAGCGGGCGATCGACGCGCCGAGCTTGTCGGAGCTGGTGTGCGCGCCCTCCGAGCCCATGTCCGCCGACAGCGGCTGGACCTGCAGCCCGAGCGGCAGGACCGCCGGCGCACCGGGGGTCGCGGCCCGGGCGGTCGTCCAGTCGTCCTTGATCGTCGCCGCCTGGGTGCTGGTGATCGGCTGGTCGGTCTTCAGCACCAGCGACGGGGCGCCGCCCTGCTGCCAGAAGTCGGACTGGTAGGCGGCCGAGGCGAGGGCGGCTGCGAACTGCTGACGGGCGAGGTTGATGGTGCTTCCCGTCAACGGGTCGAGCGTCGGCCAGACGGAGCTGCGGACCAGGCGCATCGGGTTCTGCACACGCTGGCCGCCGACGTAGTAGTCGTCGCCCTGGCGCAGGACGGATTCGATGCAGTGGAGCCGGACGCCCAGCACCTGTCCGCCGAGGCGTGCCTCTTCGAGGTAGACGGAGCGGTACAGGGCGAGGTTGGCGGCGAACTGCCACAGGAAGTCCCGGCGGGTCTGGTCGGGGTTCGGACGCAGGGTGAACGCGCTCGGCGGGTCGATCTTCTGCGTCCCGTTCCACTGCCCGACCTCGGAGCCCGCGACCGCGTCGCCGATGACCGTGACGCAGTCGGTGACCACGTCGAGCCCGAGCGCGGTCAGCTCGCTGACGTTATAGGTCCACTCGCCGGCGGCCTCGTGACCGAGCAGCCCGCCGGCGGAGAAGGTATGACGGGTCGCCAGAGGCTCCGCGGTCCGGTGCACGGGCGGATACCAGCTCGGACGGAAGATGTCCAGGAGCCTCACCGGCGGAGACTAGTCCAGATTCCCACCCCGTGGCAAACCTTTTCTCAGAAGATGCGAATCTCCGGGGGCTCATACGCCGCGGCATGGGCGGCGAACGTCATCGCCATGAACGCATCGATCGGCCCCGATGAGTGTTTCCGGCTGAACCGGAACGCGCCGTCCTGCCCGACGTCGCGCCTGGCGACGGTCTGCGCCTGGGCGGTGATCAACGGGTCGTCGACCGCCAGTCGGGCACTGCCGATCATCTCGGCCACGTCCATGCAGGCCGACACGACCATCCCGGGAGTCAGCTCGTCCCACGGTCGCGCGGTCAGCGTGGCGTCGCGCTGGAAACCCGCCGAAGCCCCCGAGACGGACGGGTAGGCGATGGTCCGGACGGGTTCCGGGAAGGCCCCGACATGGCCCAGCAGGGACTCGACGGTGACGTCCTCCCGGATATCCCGGTAGACCTCGACCCCGACCCGCCCGTCGGAGCGGATCGCCGCGGCGCAGATCGTCGCACGGTCCCAGCCGGGAGCGACGTCGATGCCCAGGGCATAGGGCGGACGGGCGTCGGTCAGCGGTTCCGGGAGCCGGCAGGCTGCCCACTGCTCGGGCCTGATGGCGATGTCCGCGACCGTCTCGGACCAGTGGTTCATGCGCTCCCGTCGCCACTGGCCCGCGGGCAGGATGGAGAACTCGCTCTCGATGACCCTCTTCGACAGGCGGCCGTCCTCGAGGGACGGGTTCGCCTGCCGGATCTGGTCCCAGTCGAGGCCCGCATCGGGGTCGGTGGACTGCCACCAGGCCCCGTAAAAGGCCGGATCGGACGCCTCTCCGGTGGCTTCCCGGACGAGCTTGTCATAGAACTGGCGCAGGATGACGCTCTCGATGTCGCCCGCGGTGCTGGTCATGACGATCAACGAGGAACGCTGGGCCGACACGACCGGGCTCAGGGCCGCGTACATGTCCCAGTCACGCTGGGTCAGAACCTCGTCGAAGGCGACCAGACCCGCCGACTTCCCGCGGATCGACCCCGGCTGACTGGTCACGATATCGAACACGAGCGAGCCGACGCGGATGCCAAACAGCTCCGTGAGCTTCACCGTCCGCCCGAATCGCCCGCCCTTCGACGCCTCCCTGAGCCGGTCGATGCCTGCCAGATCGCCGTAAACGGCGTTGTAGATGACCCGTGCCTGGTTGGCATCGTGGGCCGCGGCGAGGATGGACGGCCATTGACGGAAGGGCGGCAGCAGCCGGCCCTCGTCCAGCATCCAGCCGACGATGATCCGAACGATGACGCTCTTGCCGTTCTGGCGCCCGCAGCCCACCAGGGCGATGTGCGCCTTCAGGTTGCCGTCTCGCCCGTGGCGCAGGATGGCGTCGATGACGTGGGCCTGCCAGGACGTCGCGACGAGCCCGATCTGCCGCGCTGCCCATCGCCTGGCACGGGGTCCGTACGAGCCCGTGACGCCTCGAGGTGGGGGAGTCTCCCATCGGGGCGCGACCATCGGGCTCGTTTTGAGTCTTTTTTGGGGGTGAGAGCGGGCTTCCT